AAAATTGAAAGGAGAAATATCTATGAATAACGGGAAAATTGTAAAACACATACATTGGGGAGCGAATAACAGTTATCAAAATAATTATGTTATAGTTTTATGGAGTGATCATACGTGGGAACAGTTCAATCTTGGACCAGAGCCATATATCAAAGGTAAAACTATGAAACAGCATTATAATTTTGGTAAAGCAATATCCAGTAAAATGACCAAAAACCAATTAATAGAATATTTGAATCAAAAGAAAGCAGAGATTGAGTCCTAACAAGGGCTCTTTCTTTTTTTTACGAGGAGAATATGAGATACCATTACGACAAGCCAGATCATTACACATCCATGTACGGGCGGACTTATATTTGTGATCATCCGGTATACAGTCACTGTACATTATATAAAATTGGAGAAAAGGGCCTGGCTGTTATTCAGCAGCGTTATATTCCGGAAACAAAGTCAACATATTGGACTGAAATCGATCCATGGCTGGTTGATGCTTTATATTTACATGAAGGTTTCAAAAAGTTCTTCGATGATCGTGCCGGAGAGTGTGAAGATGGATTATATCCTACCACCAGTATTAGGCAGATTATGTGGGCTTTAAAGATGAAGCCTTTGAAACGAGAACGATGGGAAACCTGTTTTGATCGGAGAAATATTTAGCGTAAATTACATTCTGTATTATGAAAGGAGTGATTATTTATGCGAGAATTGAATAAAAATGCGTGGGTATTTGAAATGACCGTTGATGAATCATGCAAAAATGTCGATGATATCGAGGATATTATTAGACAATCTAATGGTACTATTATAGGATTAAGAGGTAGAAACCATGTAATAGAGTTTCTGATAGTTCTCGATTTATTGGCCATGGATGATTTGATTACAGATATGGTAGTGCGATATCCAGGCAGAACAAGATTCAGAAAAGCAAAAGCAATAAGCTTCAAATGAGGGTCCTAACAAGGGCTCTTTCTTTTCGTGCGAATTACAGATGCTATTATGAAAAAAAAAACTAATTTTATGGAGGTACAAGATCATGAAAATGAAATTAATGACACCAGAAGCAATCAAAGAAATTGAAAGTTTAATACCCGACCATGAAGAAGCACTTATGCGATGGGGAGCTCAAATGTATAGAGAGGGCATCGTAAAAGGGGCTATTTTAGTCGGTACTGGAATGATGTTAGGAACGATTGCGGGTGCTGTAAAAGAACTATATTTCGATACCAAAAACAGAAAATCAGAGAAGGAGTCCTAACAAGGGCTCTTTCTTTTTTTTCGCGTTGAAAACAATTTCTCTAATGGAAAGATTACTAATTTCAAAGGAGGGATTACATTATGATATTATTTACAATCTTATTCATCATATTGGTGGTATTAGCAATACTGACAGTACTCGGCGTAGCAGCGTTGGGTGCTGCCGGAATTGTAGTATTCGGCGATGTGATTGTATGTGTCGTAATTATAGCATTAATTATCCGACACTTTATTAAGAAAAGACAGTAATCACGAAGCGGAGTCAGCAATGGCTCTTGCTTTTCGCGTATCTTACAACTCCTATAATGAGAAAATTATATTTTAAAGGAGGAATTTACTATGAAGAAATCATTAGAAGATTACAAAGAAATGGTTGTAAAACCGCAGTTTGATTGGATTAAAATCCATTGGAAAGGATGGATGTTGATTATGATAATTTCGGCATGTATACCATATATCGTATATTACGGCAATGATATCGTAGATTCTATTAAAACAAAATTCTCGAAGGAGGAAGAGGAAAATGAGTGATGTATTAATCGCAATTGTTGGAGGCATATTTATCTACCTGTTATTAAACAGAGGTAAATAACTCAGCAAGAAAGGGGTGATCATTCATTGGCCTCTTTCTTTTTTTTTTCGCGTAGATACCATAGGCTATTATGACAAAATATTCAGAAGGAGGTACTTGATATGAATGTACTTATTAAAAGATTAGCAATAGGTGGTGTTTTGTATGCGGTGGCCGAGGCATCGTTCCTGATGGGAAAAGGATTTATGCTTGGAATATTGAAAGGATATGATGTATCAGCATTATATGCTACGGAACTATTGAATGAAAATGATGCTAATTGGAAAAGTAAACTTATGTCCAAGATTTCTGATTTAGAAGAAAGAAATATTAAGTCTAAGAATGAGTCCTAACAAGGGCTCTTTCTTTTTAGTTTCGCGTAAAAATCATCTCCTTTAATGAGAGAAATAGGCAGCTCGATGGTAGAGCGCCGGATATTCCGGAGATTGCGGGTTCGAATCCCGTTCTATTTCTTTTACCATTTATTTTCATTCACGCGAAAGGAGAAATCGTATGAACGTAAAGATGACACTCAGAAGAAACTCGCCAAAGCTCCTGGCAATACTCGCTGCGATGGGGACGGTATCCACAGCATTCGCAACGGCGAGAGCCACACCAAAAGCACTGTTACTTATTCAGGAGGCGGAGGCTCAAAAAGGAGAGGATTTGACTGCACTTGAAAAAGTTAAAGTAGCTGCAGTGCCTTATATTCCGGCAGTGCTACTGGGTTCGGCTACTATTGTGTGTATATTTGGAGCTCAGATGTTGAATCGAAAGACTCAATCCTCTATGGCCAGCGCATACGCTTTGTTGGATCAGGGCTTTAAAGACTATCGGCGAAAACTTAAGGAATTATACGGTGACGAGGCAGATAAGAAAGTTATCGAAGCTCTGGCGGTAGAGAAGTCTCAAACCGTATATATCAATGCCTCCTATTTGGATGGACCTTGTGATTTAGCCCTAGAAGAAAATTCATCTAAACCGGTTCTCTGGTACGATGAATATTCAAAGAGGTTCTTCACAGCCAGTCTCGAACAGGTTCTTATGGCAGAATACCACCTGAACCGAAATTATATTCTCAGAGGAGAAGCTGTGATAAACGAACTGTATGAATTCCTCGGCCTGGAGCCTACTGATTGGGGCGCTGAAGCCGGATGGGCTCCGATGGATGAGGGAATGTTCTGGATCGAATTCAACCACATTCCGGCAAAACTTGATGATGGTTCCGTCTTTTATATTATTGAAATGCCGTTCGAACCAATTCTGAACTATGATGAATATTACTGACTCGCGAGAATTCCAACTACTTTAACGGAAAGGAGGTATACTAGAAATGAAGAAATATAATTTAATAAAAATGGCTGGTTGGATTGCTGTGGCTATTGGCGGATTAGTTGCTAGCTGGGCTACAGATAAGCAGTCGAAAGAAGAAATCGACAAAAAACTTGAAGAGTATATTACCGAGAAAACAGATAAGGAGTCCTAATGGGCTTCTTATTTTTGTTTTAACAAAACCATGTTCATTTGAAAGGAGATATCATGAACAAATCTGTAACGAAATTCATTAAAACTGTGAAACGAGGATTCGGAAAACGAAGTCCTGAGATTCTGCTCGGGATTGGCATTGCGAGCGGCATTACCGCGACTGTCTTAGCGGTTAAAGCTACCCCGAAAGCATTGGAACTTCTGACTGAAAAGAGATATGAGAAATATGGCGATACGTTGAAAGAAGATGATTCGTACGATGATATGCCAGAACTCAAGCCCGTTGAAGTAGTCAAAACCACATGGAAATGTTACATTCCAGCAGCTATCAGTGGTGCTGCATCTATTGCTTGTCTGCTCGGATCTCATTCGGTACACGCGAAAAGAAATGCCGCACTGGCTACAGCCTATAAATTATCTGAAACGGCACTGAACGAATATCGTGAAAAAGTTGTAGAGGAAATCGGTGAAGAGAAAGAGAAAGTCATCCGAGATAAAGTTTCCCAGAAACATCTGGACGAGACGCCTGTATCCAAAAACGAAGTGATCATCACAGGGACTGGTAAGCAGCTTTGCTATGACGGCATTTCCGGACGATATTTTGAATCAGATATTCAGACAATCCGTGCTGCAGTCAACAAGATCAATGAAACCATGGTGTACGAGATGTATGCGGCATTAAATGATTTCTATAATGAAATTGGTTTGAGTAATACAGACATGGGCGATGAACTTGGCTGGAATCTTGATGATGGTTTACTCGAAATAAGTTACGGAGCCATGGTCGCGGATGACGGTAGACCTTGCATTACTCTGGACTATCATATTGCGCCGAGATATGACTTCTCAAAGCTTATGTAGATTCGCGAAAAATACATATTGTTTAATGGAAAGAATATAAAAATCTGAAAGGAGATTATTTAAGATGAAAGAAATCAAAGCAGAAGAGGTTAAAGAAGTTGAGGTAACTACAGAGGAGAATACGGAGACAGAAGTAGCCACTGAAGAAGGTAAGAGATCAAAGCTTAAAGCTTTTGGAACGAAAGTAAAAAGCGGGTTACAGAAACACGGAAAGAACATTGCAAAAGGTGCAGTGATCGGACTGGGTTTGGTAGCAGCTTATGCGATCGGATCAAGAGCTGGAGGCAGCGATGACGATTCTGACGTGGTAGCTGATTCCGATTATGTAATCGACGAAGCTGAATCTACCGATGATGAAGCATCAGAAAATTAAGATTTATATTCTCTAACAGGGGAGTACCTATAACAAGGTATTCCTCTTTTTGTTTTCAACGGAAAGGAGCGTATCATGCCCAGGTATATTTACAAAGGTCCGGTCATGGAATTCAACACTCTTCTTGCTGATATTTGGGAGGGAGAGACTGTTGCTCCTTCTGAGAAGAAAGCAAGGAGTAATTTAACATATCAGTTTAAGAAAAGAAATAACCGTATTGCGGGAACACGCATAACGTTACCCGGAAAAATTATGATGGTTGATTAAGAGAGGAGAACTCATGGAAGATTATAGATCAAATTCTCATAAAGCAAAAGCTGAAGCTAAAGAAGCTGCTGAGAAAAAAGTAAATAAGGTCGTTACCGGTAATGTTAAGAGAAAAAAGAAGAGTGAGGTAAGCAAATTCAAAGATGTATTTATCTCCGAGGACGTATCTAATGTCAAAACTTATATTTTTCTTGACGTGCTGGTACCGGCAATCAAGAAAGCTGTCTCAGATATTGTGAAAGACGGAATCGATATGATGTTATATGGAGACAAACGAAGCAGCAGTCGTGGCTCATCCAGTTATGTACCATATAGATCATATTCCGATAACACGAGTCGTAACTCAAGAAGGTCGGTAAGAGCCAGCTACGATTTTGATGATGTGGTGTTCGATACCCGAGGCGAGGCTGATGAAGTGTTATCCAGCATGGACGAATTGATGGATACTTACGGAGTTGTCAGTGTTGCTGATATGTATGATTTATGTGGCATGACATGTAACTATACAGATAATAAATACGGTTGGAAGAGCCTTGCCAGAGCTGATATCTTAAGTGTTCGGGACGGATACATGATCAAACTTCCAAAGGCAGAACCGATTTAAGGAGGAGATATGGAAGATCCAAAGGAGATTATTTTAAAAACTGAATACAGTAACAAATTCGATGAGATTAGAAAAGATCTCGTCGTGCAGTCATATTTCAAATATGGAAAAGCTTCAAGAAATTTCGTATCAGGGTATGTGAATGCAATTGGATCACTTAAAAAGTGTATTCAGAAATTTGAAGAAACAGGTAACTTAGAATATCTGGCAGACGCTGCAAACTATTGCATGTTCAGATACATGTATCCACAAACAGGAGAATATTTCAAGCATACTGATTCCAACGAATCTGCCGGAATTGATGGTATGTCAGTAAAAGAAATCGAAGAGTTTAAAAAGGAGAACGAATAATGAAAAAATTAGCATTTATGAATACTATTTCCAGATCAGCACACAGAATGGCATTTAAACTGCAGAAACACAGCCCGGAGATTCTTGTAGTGGCTGGAGTAATCGGTGCGGTAGCAAGTGCTGTGATGGCTTGTAAGGCAACAACTAAACTGGGAGATATTTTAGATGAGTCCAGAGATAAAATTGATTCCATTCATGATGTGATTGAGAATCCGGATAAGGTTAATGAGGAGTATACGCAGGAAGACGGGAACAAAGATCTTGCTATTGTATATACACAGACCGCTCTGAAGGTTGCTAAAGTTTATGCTCCTGCGGTTATTCTCGGAGGATTATCTATCACGGCTATTCTTACATCTAACAATATTCTCAGAAAGAGGAACATTGCACTGGCTGCAGCTTACACAGCAGTCGACAAAAGCTTCAAAGAATATCGTGGAAGAGTCGTTGAAAGATTCGGAAAAGAACTGGATAAAGAGCTCCGTTATAACATCAAAGCTAAGGAAGTGGAAGAGACTGTTACCGACGAAAAAGGTAATGAAAAGACTGTGAAAAAGACAGTCGACGTAGTGGATCCGAACACCATCAGTGAATTTGCGAAATTCTTCGATGATGGATGTATTGGATGGACCAAAGATCCGGAACTCAATATGATTTTCTTACGCCAGCAGGAAGCAGCGGCAACTAAACGTCTGGAAGATCGTGGACATTTATTCTTGAATGAAGTATACGATATGCTTGGCCTCCCACATACAAGAGCAGGTCAGATTGTAGGATGGATCTATGATAAAAAGAATCCGATCGGTGATAACTATGTCGATTTCGGCATTTACGATACTAGCAAAGAAGCGAATCGTAACTTTGTGAACGGATATGAAAGAACAATCCTGCTTGATTTCAATGTTGATGGAAACATCCTTGATCTGATGTGAATGACAGGACTCAATAGCATTGGGTCGGGGAATACCCATAGGGATATTTACGATCGCGTTTGGTGAAAGGAGAAATCATGACAGGTAGAGAACTTATCATATTCATTCTGGAAAATAATTTGGAAGACGTATCCATATTCGATGGTGATACGCTTCCTGGTCTCATGACTCTGGATGAAGCTGCTGTCAAATGGCATAGCGGCAGAAATACTTTAAAGGCTCTTTTTGAGATGGGAAAAATACCCGGAGTGATAATCGACGAAAAGATTTATATTCATAAGAGCGTAGAGAACCCATTTTCAAAGGAAGGGAAAGACCATGATAAATAAAATTCTTATATTTGCTGCAGGAGTCGCTATTGGCTCCGCAGTAACATGGAAACTCGTAAAGGATAAATATAAAAAACTGGCTGACGAGGAAATTGCTTCAGTAAAGGAAGTATGGAGTAAGAAACATCCGACTGTTGAGGATATCGCTGAGGCATGTGTAAAAGAAGGCGTGGACGTTGATGTTACGCTACAACCTAAAAAGAATCCGGATTTCAAAGATTATAGAGCGATGCAGGAAATCATTGATAAAAATAGTTATAAAGAGGAGGATTATATGGATAAATATGTTATTTCACCGGAAGAATTCGGCGAAAGCGAACTTCCATCTGAAAGCCTGACATATTGGGCGGATGGAATTGTTACTGATGAGGCAAATTGTGTTATGGATGAAGACGACATTGAAGAAACTATCGGAAGCGATGCTCTGAATCATTTCGGTGAATATGAGGACGATTCAGTATTTGTCAGAAATGAGACTCTTGATAAAGAATACGAGATTCTCATGGACACTCGAAGATTCAGTGACGTCTATCCTATACGATAGGAGAAGAATGGATGGATAAAAACAATATTATCAACGAATATTTCGAATGGATGACTAATATCGTCTGCGGAAAGAGGTTTTCAGGCAAGATGACTTATAAAAAACTTCTTTCATACTTACATATGATTACGTTCAGATGCAAAATGCGAAGCGACGAAAATCGAGCTGAGGACGGAATAGATCTTAGATGGCGATTTGCTGTTGACACAGGCAGAGAGAATCAGAATGATTGGATTAGAGATTGTCTCGAAGGTCCATGCAGTGTTCTGGAGATGATAGTGGCTTTGGCCATTAGGATTGAAGAGACCATCATGGACAATCCGGCACTCGGCGATCGAACCGGGCAATGGTTTTGGGGAATGATCACGACCATGGGCCTTGGGGCTATGAATGATAATAATTTTGATAAGAAATCTGCTGGAAATATCGTAAATACATTTCTGGATAGACAGTACGAGTCAGATGGGAACGGCGGTTTATTCAGAATTCGAGGCGTTGATGTAGATTTAACGAAAGTGGACATTTGGACACAATTGTGCTGGTATCTCGACAGCATATCTTAAATCTTGAAAGGAGAAGCATAGTGTAATGATTGATTTCATGAAGATTTCGACGCGCCAAGTGAAAAAGGGTGTCACCGAGATATTCCCTAAATTTGTTCTGAAGAAATCGTCGGATCTCATGATACGAGGCGGCGATTTCTATGCTGTTTGGAATGAAGATACCGGTCTCTGGTCTACTGACGAAGAAGACGTGATCAACATAGTTGATGCCGCATTATATGAATATACGAAAAAACAGGAAGAACACGCGATTGATGAACTTAACACAAAATATATGTGGGATTCAAATTCCGGTTCTATAGACGCCTGGCATAAATATTGCCAAAAGCAGATGCGAGACAACTATCATCCACTAGACGAGAAAATTATATTTGGTGATACCAAGACGACCAAAAAGGATTACGCCAGTCGAACGCTCAGTTATCCGCTGAGAGAATGTAATATTTCAGGGTACGAAAAGCTTATGTCTACTTTATATTCTCCGGGGGAGCGGAAGAAAATCGAATGGGCGATTGGCGCAGTTATCGAAGGGGATTCTAAGAATATTCAAAAGTTTATGGTTCTCTATGGTTCTGCGGGAACCGGTAAATCAACAGTCTTAAATATTATACAGCAGTTATTTGAGGGTTATTATTCGGTCTTTGACGCTAAAGCGTTGGGATCGGCTAATAACTCTTTTGCGTTAGAGGCGTTTAAAGCAAACCCGCTTATCGCAATTCAGCATGATGGAGATTTATCCAAAATTGAGGATAACACTCGATTAAACAGTCTTGTATCCCACGAGCTTATGACTGTAAACGAGAAGTTTAAATCTACTTATGCGAATAGATTTAACGCTTTCTTATTTATGGGAACCAATAAGCCAGTAAAGATTACGGACAGCAAATCTGGTTTACTCAGACGATTGATCGATGTCACGCCATCCGGCAATAAACTCGACCAGAGAGAATATTCAGATTGTATGGATAAAATCCCTTTTGAGCTTCCGGGAATTGCGTATCACTGTCATCAGGTATATTTGGCGAATAAACATGTGTACGATTCATACGTTCCGACGCTGATGATGGGCGCCACGAATGATTTCTATAATTTCATGATTGATTCATTCAGCGTGTTTAAAAAGAATGACGGAACGACTCTCAAAACTGCCTGGGAGATGTATAAGGTGTATTGCGACGAGACCAAGGTACCGTATCCGTATTCTCAGAGAGTGTTCAAAGAAGAGCTTAGGAATTATTTCTGGAATTTCGATGAAGAATTCGACAGCGAATCTCAGGCTCGGAATGTATATTCAGGATTCCGGCTTGATAAATTCGAAAAAGATATGAGGAGTGAGAAGAAAGGTGATACCGACAAAAAATACGTTATTGAATTTATGGAGGGAATATCTTCAGAATTCGATATCCTTGCGGGAGATTATTTGGCTCAATACGCCAATGAAAAGGAAACCCCTACCAAACCATGGAATGCTGTTACCACGAGGTTACACGACATCAATGTTCATAAATTACATTATGTCAAGGTTCCAGAGAATCATATAGTCATTGATTTTGATATTAAGGATGAATCCGGTAATAAATCATTCGAGAAAAATCTGGCTGCAGCAAGCAAATGGCCGGCTACATATGCTGAGTTAAGTAAAAGCGGAGCTGGAATCCACCTTCATTATATTTATGATGGTGATTCAACACTGCTCAACCGTCTTTACGACAAAGACATTGAAATAAAGGTATTCACAGGAAAAAGTTCACTCAGGAGAAAGCTTACAAAATGCAATGATTTACCTATTGCACATATTAGCTCAGGACTTCCTTTGAAGGAGGGAGGAAAAAAAGTGATAAATATTGAAGGATTTAAAAACGAACAGAGTCTCAGAACTACCATAAAGAGAAATCTCGAAAAAGAATATCATCACGACACTCGAAGTAGTGTTGATTTTATCAATAAGCTTCTCAATGATGCTTACGCCAGCGACAAAGCTTATGATGTATCTGATATGAGAAACGCGGTATATTCTTTCGCAGCCCAAAGCACCAATCAGGCTGATTATTGTCTGAGACTTGTAAGCAAAATGAAATTTAAATCTGAAGAACCGGCGGTAGCGCTCACAAACGATGAGAAGCCGCTGGTTTTTTATGATTGCGAGGTATTTCCTAACTTGTTCCTGGTTAACTGGAAAGTACAGGGAGAGGGAAAGCCTATCGTAAGACTAATAAATCCAAGACCACAGGATATCGAAGAACTTATCAAATTCCGGTTGGTAGGATTTAATTGTCGTAGATATGATAACCATATGCTATATGCTTGTATGATGGGGTATACGAACGAGCAGCTGTATGATTTATCCCAGAAAATTGTAAATACGAAAAAAGGTGACAGTCGAAAGGTATTATTCGGCGAGGCGTACAATATTTCATATACTGATATTTATGATTTCGCTTCTGCAGGTAACAAAAAGAGCTTGAAAAAACTCGAGATCGAAATGGGCATTCATCATCAGGAGCTTGGACTTCCGTGGGACAAGCCTGTACCTAAAGAATTATGGCAGAAAGTAGCGGAGTATTGTGATAACGATGTCCTGGCGACGGAAGCTGCATGGGATTATCTGAAAAGTGATTTTATCGCAAGAGAGATTCTGGCTGATCTGGCCGGATTGACTGTGAACGACACCACCAATACTCTGACTCAGAGATTTATATTTGGCAATAATAAGCATCCTCAGAATGAGTTTCAGTATCGTAACTTGGCTGAGCCTGTATATGAATTAGATCCGGAAGTAAAGGCCTTCCTTGAGAAATCCTGTAGGGAAATGATGGCCGAACCTCACGGAGAAGCCTGCAGCTTGTTGCCATATTTTCCGGGCTACAAATACGAAAATGGTGTTTCTACATATCGTGGAGAAGAAGTTGGCGAGGGCGGTTATGTATACGCCGAACCAGGCATGTATGGAAACGTAGCATTGCTGGATATCGCTTCAATGCACCCACACAGCACCATTGCCGAATGTCTGTTTGGAGTCAGATATACAACAGCGTATAGAGAAATCGTCGAGGGACGTGTATCTATCAAACATGAAGCCTGGGATATCGTCAATGGCATGTTGGGTGGTAAACTCACGAAACATGTTGAGAGGGTTAAGAATGGCGAGTTAACATCCAAAGATCTTGCTAACGCACTCAAGACTGCGATCAACTCGGTATATGGCCTTACATCAGCTAACTTCGATAATCCGTTCAGGGATATTCGTAACAAAGACAACATAGTTGCTAAACGTGGCGCGCTGTTTATGGTGGATCTTAAACATGAGGTACAGAAGAGAGGATTTACTGTTGCTCATATCAAGACAGATTCTATTAAGATTCCGGATGCTACACCGGAGATTATCAAATTCGTCATGGACTTTGGTAAGCGGTATGGCTACACATTTGAGCATGAGGCTACTTACGATCGGATGTGTCTTGTAAACAATGCGGTTTATATCGCTAAGTATAAAGACCCAGATGAGTGTGTGACTATGTACGGATATGCTCCAGGCGATAATAAGAAACATAAGAATAATCCATGGACAGCTACCGGCAAGCAGTTTGCGGTTCCTTATGTATTCAAGACTTGTTTCAGCCGGGAACCAGTAACAATCAATGATATGAGAGAAACTTTCTCAGTGAAATCAGCTTTATATTTGGATATGAATGAGAAATTACCGGACGTATCTGAATACGAGAAGAAACTGGAGAAGTTGGAATCCGATTATAAGAAAGGCAAAATCTCAGATACCACGTTTGAACCGGAAGCTGGCGTACTGCAGGAGCTGATCAATGATGGTCATGACCGTAAATTCGTCGGTAAAGTCGGAGAATTCTGTCCGGTTAAACCTGGCAAGGGCGGTGGCGTTCTCGTCAGAGAGCAGAATGGTAAATTCTACGCAGCTACCGGTACGACAGGATTCAGATGGCTTGAGGCAGAAATGCTGTTGAAGAAAGCCGCGGAGATGGTGACGATTATCGATCCGGAGACTGGAAAAGAGAAAGAGATATCTGGAGCAGAGCTGATCACTGGTAATGATGGCATTGTTGACCGATCATATTATGACAAACTCGTTAATGATGCTATTGAATCTATTTCTAAATATGGTGATTACGAATGGTTTATATCTGAAGATCCGTATATTCCTAAAGAAAAACCATTACCGGATTTTATGAACATTCCAGAAGGCGCTGATGAAGAAGTAGAGTTACCTTGGAATTGATATTCGCGGAGAAATCCTTTCCTATTATGAAAGGAGTGATTTTATGAAGCATTATTTAAAATCCAAAGATGGTGAGATTAAATACACAGTGGACATGTATTGTGAACATCCGAATATGAAAAACAATAACACGGAAAGTGTTGGATGTAACGGTGCTTGCAGTGAATGTAAATATGGTATGGCGACCTTATCACTCAAGGATTTCTATGAAATAATGAAGTACGCGAAAATTGACTTCATTCAATAAGCAAACTGAGAGTCTTGGCTAGAAATAGCTGAGGCTCTTTGTTTTATACAAAATTATATTTATTTAAAGGAGATTAAAAGAATTATGGAACTGACATTTGCACCGAGAGACATTTTACAGATTAACGACGCAAGAATCATTTACAGAAACCTCAGAGGAGAGGGGAGCAAATTCAATCGTGAGGGCGATCGCAACTTCGCAGTGGTTATTCCAAACCAGGAGCTCGCTGATGAACTTATCGATCGTGGCTGGAATGTGAAAATCAAAGAGCCGAGAGACGAAGGTGAAGAGCCATTCAGATATCTCCCGGTTAAAGTGAAATTCAATGATCGTGGACCGCAGGTATATTTAGTATCCGGAAATGCCCACAGAGAGCTGAGCGAGGATATGGTATCCATCGTGGATGAGATTGATATTCGCTCAGTTAATCTGGATGTAAGACCATATGACTGGGAAGTAAATGGTAAAACTGGTCGTACTGCATATCTGCAGTCTATGGAGGTCATTCAGCAAATTGACAGATTTGCTGCAAGATATGCTGAGGAAGAAAGCCCAGAGGAGTGAACATGATCGTACGAGCATTCGAAGTCCGAGCACATAACAGATATTTAGTATGTGATTTGGCAAGTAATTTGGACAAAGAATTACGGAATCTGCAGGAAGATGACTGGAACATCATTTCAGTAACGGCAACGCCGGTTAAGGAATACTATTACCCAGATTACTTTGATTCAACGTTATTCACAATAGTTGCGTCTAAGAATGAAGATAAATGAGGAGTGATATTTATGAGTGACGGAGTAAAAATTGTTATAGCCGGAATCATGGTATATAGAGTCGCAGGAAAGTGTACGGACGCTAGGATTGCAATTGCAGCTATGAAATGCGGAGTTACTATGAAATTAGAAGAAAAGGAGAAATGATTATGAAAGATTGTGAGAATTGCAGAAATAATCGTACTAATTCAAGATGCTTTTACTGCGTAATTAAATCCAATGGCGAGCCATCCGAATGGTGTCCAGATATGGAAGATATATTAAGAAGATATTGTGAAAACGATGTAAAAGCTTTAATGCCAGTAATGTTGAATACCCCTTATGGATATCTGTCAAGACAGAAAGCGTTATGTAAAATTAAAAATGTTATTTTCAATGATCCGGCTACAATTGTATTCTGGAACGACGGTACAAAGACCGTTGTGAAGTGTGGTAAGAACGACACATTTGATCCAGAGAAAGGCCTGGCGATGGCGATTTCTAAATACTTCTTTGATAATGCCGGATATTTCAATGACGTATTTAAGAAATGGATTCCCAGGAAAGGAGAAAGCGATGGAAAAGACCAGTGATTCATTAATTATAGGTTTTGATTCATCGGCTGGTAAAGACAGCACAGTTTTAATCGTGGGGCGTAAAAAACCCCGCGAAGCCGTCGATGTTATAAATGCTTTCGATGGAGAAGAAGCTCTTGAACTTTATAAAAAGTTGATTACACCAAAGGCGAAAAATGAGTAATGACAGATTTCTTACGTAATTATCAAATGACAGCTGTGCATAAAATGAAAAACGGCTGTATTCTCAACGGAGGGACTGGTTCTGGTAAATCTAGGACCGGTCTCTATTATTATTTCAAAGAGAATGGTGGTAGCTTCCTTAATCAAGAATTTATTCCGATGAAAAATCCTCAGAATCTTTACATCATTACAACGGCAATGAAACGAGATTCTCATGAATGGGATAGTGAACTGGCGAATTATAGAATATCTACAAACCCAGATAAAAATGAATTATATCCAGGACAGACAGTAGTAATTGACTCTTGGAATAATATAAAGAAGTATATAGAAATAAAAGATGCGTTCTTTATATTTGATGAGGATAGAGTTACAGGATCTGGCGAATGGGTAAAATCGTTTCAGAAAATCGCTAAAAACAACGACTGGATTATATTATCGGCAACTCCTGGCGATTGCTGGGCGGATTATATTCCGGTATTTGTGGCGAATGGGTTCTATAAAAATAAAACGGAATTTTGTAGAGAGCATGTGGTATATTCCAGATTTACCAAATATCCTCAGATAGACAGATATTTGAATGTAGGTAGACTAGTTAGACTGAGAAACAGAATACTGGTTGATATGGATTTTCAACGAACTACGGTACAACATCATATGGATGTATATGCGACTTATGATATTCCTAAATACAAAGATGCTATAAGAAATCGTTGGGATCCATTTAAAAACGAGCCTATTCAGCAGGCATCTGGTCTTTGCTATGTTCTCAGAAGGATTGTAAATACGGATGAGTCAAGGGTTGTAGCTCTTATGGAGATATTAGAAAAAACTCCAAGGGCTATTATATTTTACAATTTTGACTATGAAAGAGAAATATTATTGCATCTGTTTAGCGATGATGAATATATAGGTTACGAAGTAGCTGAATGGTCCGGACATGCTCATCAACCGGTACCATATGCAGATAGATGGATATATTTGGTTCAGTACACTGCTGGATGTGAGGGATGGAACTGCATTAGTACAGATACTATCATATTCTTCTCTCAAAATTACAGCTATAAAGTTACTGAGCAGGCGTGTGGACGAATAGACCGATTGAATACTCCATATCGCAATTTATATTTTTATCACATAAAGAGCAGATCTGGAATTGATATGGCAATTACCAAAGCCTTAAATAAGAAGAAAAAATTTAACGAAAGGAAGTTTGCGAAATGGGAGTAGATTGTCGTGAAAACGGATTAAATATTCAAATCATGTTGATTAACAACATCGTCGAGGAAGCAGTAAAACACGGTGCTGACGATGGCAGATCTTATGAAAACAACCCATTTAAATTAAAAGCGGCTCTTGAAGATTGGATAAAAATTAATAATCTGGAAGATTTCTGTTATGTTGGTTATTTTGATGATTCTGACGCTTGGTGCAAACTTAAAATAGCAAGAAAGAAGGTTGAAACTGATGAGTCATAACACAATTACTCTTAATAACATCGAAATACCTAAAATTAAAAACGGATCACGGATCAGAATTGGCAGAGTCAGAACCTTGAATATTGACGTAGATCATCACTTCAATTGGTTTCAGAAGAGAATGATTAAATGGTGTTTCGGTTTTACTGTGGAGGATTACAGTGAGGAATGACGCGAAAATCACAACTCCTTTAATGAAAAGGAGGAATGGTGTTATGACAGATTATGAATATTTATTTAGTATGAACTTACAGGCTAAACTTAAAGAGAAGATTCAGGGAGCTATATATGTAAAAGTTAATGAAAACGACAGTCTGGTTATTAAGATCACAAGACGTGATGAAAATAATTTTGATATGTCATTTACAGATTTTTCAAATAAATTCCTTAATGGATTTTCTACAGATTACGCAGCTTATGAGGTACAAAAAAAATATCAGAAATTTGTAATGAAACAATTTTTCAAATGAGTTAAGGGGCTCGGCGGAAACGTCGGGTCTTTTATTTTTATGAATAAGGAGAGATTCAAATGATTATTAATGGTGTCGAAACGGAAATGAATAAGTGCATAAAGAACTACGTATATCTTGTTGGCGATAGAACAAGATTAGTATATTATTTCGACAATGATGAAAAACTCAATCGTATTCCGGAATGGGAGGCTGTGAATCTTCTGAAAAAGGGAGTGTTAACCGGAATGAGAAGAGAGCAATATTCCGCTAACACATATCTGTGGTATCCAACAGTTCAATTAGACGAAATTGAAAAAGCTGCCATATTGACTTCACAAATTCCTTGCGGTTTTAAAAGAATTAAGCAAAAAATAGCTTACGGAAGAAAAACAGGATCTGTGCGTCTTCCAAACAAAGCATACGAAAAAGCATGGAACCCTCACAATAGAGAAGGTCGATTGTTGAATGACGGATTTGATTTGGAACGTTTCGTAACGAAAATAGATCTTCCGATAATAGAACGGGATGTTGATAATTATAATACAAAAACTTTCGATTTCGTAAGATTACATATGTACACATTAACTTATGCAGAGAATCCTATGGATACCATTAAGAAATACCGAAAAAATATTTTAGCAATGGCTTTAGATAAAATTGATCAATCGAAAAAATTCAAAAGATATGGGGTGCCGATTAATTTTTTGAGACTTGATAAGTTCACTTATTGTAAAAGTCAAAAGATGATCGAATTATTATTCGTACTCAAACCAATAGGAGGCGGTTTGATTGAACTATCATAACATAACCACTGATGATATGCGGAACGGCGATGGACTGCGGACAGTGCTCTGGGTGGCCGGATGCAATCATCATTGTAAAGGATGTCAAAACCCTGTGACTTGGAATCCACATGACGGATTGATATTTGACGTGGAGGCTGAGCAGGAATTATATAACAAAGTAAATAAGTCTTATATCAGCGGTGTCACTTTTTCTGGAGGAGATCCTTTATATCCGGAGAATAGGGACGCTATTTTTCATTTGGCGAAATACATCAAGAAATATATGCCCGGTAAGACTGTTTGGTTGTATACCGGATATTTATGGGAAGAAATTCGAGATCTACCTGGTATGAAATGGATTGATATTTTGGTAGATGGAGAATTCGTAGATGAGCTTTCCGATGTCACTTATCACTGGGCTGGCAGTACAAATCAGAGGATAATCGATGTACAGGAGAGTTTAAGAACGGGGACGGTTGTTTTGAAAGGAGAGTAAACTGTGTTTTCAACATATTGTGTCGCATTTTGCATAACCGTTGCGATTTTTGTGATCGGTTTCGTTTTTTCATGGCTTGTTGGTACTACAACCAACGCTGATATCAATGAATGCATATTCTTCGCATGGGTATTTTCATCTATCGGCTTTGGAATTTGTTTAACTTATGTCCTGTTTAATCGCGGAATTATATAAAAGGAGAGTAGAATGAACGTAACAATTGGATGGATTTTGCTGTTAATCACCATGAGTGTATTCATAACTTTTGTATTCGGATATGATTTGGATCTTAAAGATAAGATTATATGTATCGTGGGAACGGATACTCTTGTTATCTTGCTCGCAATTGGTGTGTATTTGATAGCTGGATAGAACAGGAGGCGCAAATGGAAGTGATAATACAATGCTTTTTGATTGCTATAGCTATAGTGATATTTGCAGCATTCATAACTTTTATATTTTTTCGGAGGTGAGTCGATGGAATACATATATAAAGAAGTAAATTTCTCAAAGTATTGTCCGTTATGTGAATATGCGGATTTATATGAGGAGAAAGATCCCTGCAATGAATGCTTAGGCATTCCCATGAACGAACATTCAGAGAAGCCAGTTTGTTATAAACCTGACGAAAAGAAAATTAAAAAAGCAGAAAAGGAGAATACGAAATGAAAGTAAAGATTTTTGGAAGTGATGGAGATTCACTGGCACTGGAGAAAGCTGTAAATGAGTTTATTAAGGATAAAGATGTAGTTGATATCAAATACACGACAACCTTCGTCATCAATAAATACGGCAACTTTGGAGTTCCGGATGGTGGCATATTCATCGACCGAGCTATGGTTATATGGAATCCAGATTCTAGCATTTTATATGCTGACGGACAAATGGTCGGCGTTGAAGGAGAGTAATATGCTCACATGGGTGTTTATATTTTTAGGGGCGGTCGGTTTAACGGCTGTCCTTATTTTAATTGGATTGGCGATTGCCACATTAGAAGAAATTTGTAGAAGAGAGGTAACTAATAAGATGAGATGGAGAGATCCAGATCCGGGAAAAGATGGAAGAAACGTTGAGCATGGTAAAGAAATCAAAAGAGATTTTATGAGTAGACCTGAATTGAGAAATAGAGAAGCAGAGAAATGGTTTAGAAGAAAACCTTATGGAAAGGAATAATTAAGATGATTAAAATTATCAAACCAGGTTATTTAAAAGAAATTCAGTGTTCAAAATGCGGTGCAGTTTTAAGCTACGATGAGAATGAAAACGTGGAAACAAGATACGAAAAAGGCATTGCTTCAATCATGGAAACTTATCAGAAACCTGTAAAGTATATCACTTGTCCGCAGTGTAAAAATGAAATTGTTTTGAAAGCGGTTAGATGAAAGGAGAAAGAAAAGAATGAGTAGAATCGGCGTTAGCACAAATTTATTCCAACCTGAGACTCAGTGTATGCACTGTAAACATTGGATTCCGGCCACAAGAGATCTTAAGGGTCACGGTTTCGTTGGATATTGTAGACCGGGATATTGTAAGAAAAAGAGTAGAGGAAGCGAAAGAAGATGAAACCAATAGTAATAGTCATTGACGATCGTAGGAGGGAAGAACTTTATTCGAAACTCTCATATTTATCCAGTATGATTCCTATTAGACAGGAACGGCGTAGAGATGCGATAGGAATATCAGACGGCCTACTCCGCCCTGTACTTATTATCGGTAAATATAGGCGTTTGGATAGATTGGCAGGTTTAAGACCAGACTTTTGGATTGCTGGAGATGATTATAGTCGTACAATGCTGGCATCAGGTGCCACCAAGGTCGGAGGAGTAGAACTTAACCGGATAGAGGATGTGCTGAAAATTGTAGAGATATTAAGAGTGGAGGGAGAAGGAAATGATTAAAGGAAGGTTTTCGGTAAAATTAAAGGCAGACCTAATAAAAACATAGAGGTTATTCATCATAGCGGTGTCAAAGGAATGAAGTGGGGAGTGAGAAACGGTCCACCATATCCAATCAAGAATAAAGGAAAGGTTGCAAAAGCTCAAAGCACATTGAAAAATGCTGATGGAAAAGATATAATCAGCGTAAATCATGTTGAATTAACTGGGAAACCAAATAGCATTACTCAGATTCAGAGAAAAAATGGTGGAATTGACCGAAATTATTATGATAGTTCCGGACGACAAATAAAACAAATTAGTAATCATAATCACGGGCAGCCAAAACACCATCCATATGGGAAATATGGAGAACATGTACATGATTATATTTATGATATATCTGGAAAATTATGTGGTCGTCCAGTCAGAGAATTAACACAAAATGAACGAAGGGAAAATGGTGATATTTTATGACAGAGTTTAATATGAAAGAATATCTTGGTAATTTGACAAGTCATGTTATGTTTGAATACAATGGATATTCTTGCGGTGTAGATCCATTGGCACGTGATAACTTTGATATGTGGTATGGTGATGAAAGCATGACAGCCCACTCAATCGAAGAGGTTATGACTACAAAATTCTTTGATGGAAAATCTCTGGAGAATATTTTGGATGATATAACGGATCTGGAGTATTAGTCTATTTTAGTGGTAAGAGAGGAATTGAATAAGTTCGCTAAAAATACAGTTCCTTTAATGAAAGGAGTGATATTATATGGCGAAAGACTATATTGTTAAAACGACTAAATACGGAAAAGATTGGAAAAAAATTGGTGAGGGTATTGATTTTTTAGAAGATGATAAGTTATATCGACTAGAATTTCATGCAAGAGGATTGATCCAATATATCCGCGCAAAAAGGGCGTTTAAACGAAACGAGAAATTCAAAATTTACACTTATTAAAAGTAGAGACTCAGCGTAGAAATTACGTTGGGTCTTTTCTTTTATATTCCATCGCATTTACAGAAAGGAGAATTTTAAAATGATCAAATTAGAAAATGTAGTTCCGGCAAGCCTAGAGCAGATGGAGTTTATTATTCAAGGAATGAGGAATCCGATGAACTCGTGGGAGAAGAGTGATAGTGGTAGAGGCTGCGATGGCAAGTTATGCGGAAGCCATTGTGCGTTTAGTTCTCAGTGGTGTGGTAACACTCCGAAATATGTAGTAGGAGAAGCCGATCACTCCCTCATGCAGCGCTTATCCAATGCTGGTACAGAACACCGTAAGTATTTAAGAATGATGCCGGTGTATGTGAGAATTACGGCGCCTTTATATTGGTGGAAAGAATTTGATACTTATAAGGTTGGAACAGTTGCAAACTCTTGCAGTACAATGCATAAGATTGCGGAGAAAGAATTTACGCTGGAGGATTTTTCGATGGAACATGTCTGTATCCGGCAGTCGATGGATGTATTAAAGAATACGATCGACGCATTAAACGTATTCAGAGATGTTTATCTGAACGGTGGTAATCTACGCTATGAAAACGGCAATATAAAATGCTTTGGTAAAAAAGATAAAGAAATCTGGTGGCAGATGATTCAGCTTCTTCCAAGCAGTTATAACCAGACTCGTAATGTTATGCTGAATTATGAGGTTCTGGCAAATATTTACAGACAGCGGAAAAATCATAAGTTGGACGAGTGGCGAGAGGTTTGTAAGTGGATTGAAACTCTGCCATATTCTGAGCTGATTACCGGACTTTCCATCGGATCAGATCAGGCGATTGAAGAAAAACGTTTCACTCGGCCCTTTCCTTGGATTAAAGGACGATGTATATTGCAATAACTGCGAGCATTTCCACGACTGTTTATACAAAGGCGGTCTTGCTGACGTTACAACCAGTGATGATATTGTAAAAAATGGTTTTGGACGACAACATTACGTTAACAAACCTGGGTATGATTGTCCGAAGAAGGTTCAGCCCCAACTTGCCGAAGATGATCCTACGAATTTTAGTGTTGGAAAAATCGTTCATGATCTCATGGCTAAAGAACTTGCTGAAGACGTCAAGAAACAGATTTTAGAGGAGAATTCGAAATGATATTTTTATCAAAACTATTGTTAGCAGTATTCATGCTTATCGATATGCTCTTGGCATGGCAGTACGCAAACGATCGGAATATCTGTAAAGTTGTTATATTCTGTACAGCTGCTATATGCGGCGCGATGAGTTTTTGTAGATGAGGAGGAATTCAAAATGTTTGCTTTGGTATTCGGAGTGTTATTTGCGGTGTCGTTTTTAGGATTTGAGATAACCTCCAGGAGTAAATACAGCGCTGCGTCACATCTCATTTGGGGTGTGGCGTTTATTATTTTCACGGTATGTTATTACCTGCGCATTTTGCTACACAATTGAAACATCTGATTTACCGATGTGGGTTAAATTTTTATTATTAAAATGAGGAGGAATTGTGTATGAGATGTAACCGAAGAAGAGTAATGAATACGATACCGTCGAGTATGGACAAGAGCATCCTGAGTGGGCTGAAAAGATTATTGAGAAATTTTCAAAAGAGAATTAAGTTCGAAAGGTGGGACGAATGACAGTCACATCAACTATTTTAGCTTTAATTATCATAGCGTGGGTTTTATTTAATTGGAGGAAAATCGAAATGAAAAAATCAAATTGGAAATTAGTTCTTATTATTGTTGCAGGGATTCTTGCAGTTGTCATGACAGGCGTATTCGGAGTGCAGAGTTCACAAAATAAAGCTTTTTCACTGGAGGAACAGGTGAATACAGCTGATTCAGACATCAAAGTTCAGGAAAAAAGACGTGTGGATCTGATTTATAACCTTGCAGATTGTGTAAAGCAGTATGATAAACACGAAGCTGATACACTTACCGCTATCGTAGAAGGGCGAGGCTCCACTGGAGATATTGAAAATGTTACCACTGCGATTGCAGCTGTAAGCGAAGCTTATCCGGAATTAAAATCAGATGAAAATTATAAGGAACTGATGAATGAACTCTCTATTACAGAAAATCTGATTGCAGAATATCGTAGCAATTATAATAAACAGATAAAATTGTACAGACGTTATATAAGAAAATTCCCTACGCGAATCTTTTTGGATATTCTTGGATATGAGGTTCATGAGTATGCATATTTAGATTACGAAGCTCCTGTCGATGCTCCACAGAATCTGTTCGGGGAATAAGCTTATGAAGAAATGGAACGGATTTGATTTCGGAGACTTTAAAATCACAAAAAGAGAAATCTTAGCAAGTATATCTATCATTGCGGTTCTGTTACTTATTGGCTTTATAATTTCTGGTAAAATCTCAGATCATGCGATGGACAAAAACGAAAAATACAATAAAGCAGTAAAGATTAAAGAACAGGATCTGTTTGAATATGGTATGCGGACTGATATTGGAAACGCATTTATCTATGGCGATTTGGAAGCTGTCGACACTGTTACTTATCCGGAGATTGGTGGAAAGTATATGTATGTGCAAAAGGTCGAAGAACATTACACGAGACACACTCGTAAGGTGGCTCACACAAAGACTGTGAATGGAAAATCTCACACATATTATACAACTGAGGTTTATTGGTCATGGGATTATGTCGGGAGTGAGGATAAGACTTGTAAAGAGGTATCTTTCTTGAAACATGTATTCTCAAGTAAGAAAATTCAATTACCGGATGATGACTATATTGATACCTTAAAAGAATCATCTAATGTACGCTTCAAATACTATGGAGTTGGTTTGAAGTACACCGGAACGATATTTACAGAATTAAAAAATAAAACAATAAAAAATAATTCGCCATTCTATGAAAATATGACGATTGATGAGACCGTGGAACACTTAGAATCCGATTTTGCGTTATGGTTATTCTGGATTTTCTGGATATTTTTAATCGGAGCATGTGTCTACGGTTTTTATTATCTTGATAATGAATGGCTTGAATAAAAAAAAAGGAGATTAAAGAAATGAGCGAAGAAATAAAGAGAGAGAGAAAACAACAATGGAGGGAGAGTAATATAAGGAGGATTAGCTATGATGTTGAATTTTAACAGTTATGAAGATCTCAAAGACAAACTGCAGATTCGTATTTATGATCCTGATTTCAGTCGTAATTTATTGGAAGGAAAAGTTGTAACTCATATTGGCGATTTCGCTCTGGTTTATATGGCTACCTTGTATGAATCAGAAAAAAAACTGGGTAATCTGATGTTTACTCCGGAGTTGATGGATGCGCTTGGAATTGATATTCAGACATTACATAGGGATGCCATGATCAGCGATATGAATTACGAACCGGTATTATTCACTACTGAGGATCTTATTGAAGCGTTTGCCCTTAAAAAACCATTGTTTGCGATTAATTTATTCAATAGGAAAGTTCGTATGCGAGGTGATAAGTTACCGATGCTGACGCTCACTAAAGGTAATCAGATGAACGGAGCCAGTATGATATTACATAAGAGCATTCGGAAGAAGATCGGAGATATCGTCGGTGGTAATTTTTACGTTCTCCCGTCATCCATTCATGAAGTCATGATTATTCCGGAAGAGGGGTTTGAAGCAGGCGAATTATCTGAACTGGTATCCACGTGTAATTCCCAATTATACACAGAAGCAAATTCAAAAGATATTTTATCAGATAAGGTTCAGTGGTGCAGTATGGACGGAGAAATTCTCAGGAGAGCAGAAAATGAATAGAGCAGAAATGAGACGTATGAAGCGAGAACAGGGGAAAGCTCATACTGTAACCTACAACCTGACGCAGGCGCAGCTGGACGCTATCATTCAGGAAAAAATCGGAGTAAAGATTGCCGAGACTAAGAAAGATGTTTATGAAGAAACTGTTAATACTGTACTGGCGTTGGTTCTCACCCTGCCATTAGAAGTGCTCATGGATCACTATTGGCCTAAATCATATCGTGAACGACTTCCGGGATTCGTGGATAAAGTTCTGGAATATTACGGACGTTGGGAAGACGGTGAATTGGATATGGATAAGCTCAAAGAAGATTTATGGGAATATGGCGGAATCCGGTTGGAACCAGCGCAGATAGATATGGAGGATATTTCAAAGAATAATGAAAAATGATTTAAAGCGGAATGGGTCTGGATGTCTGGACCCTACTGCATATCAGGCTATTATGAACGCTGATGCTGTATCATCGGTGGACAAAGCAAATAGGTACAAACGTAGAGAAAACGATTCGGAGGAACGACTCAATAAATTACTCACTGCTATATTCGCTATTTGTGACGCTTCGGATTTTCATATTGAAGAGAGGATCGTAGTTAAGGATAAGCGAACTGGGAAGATTTGGAGGTAGTGGGATGATATTTGTAGTAAAGCCAGTCGTAAGGCGTTCGCTGGAGGATGTTGCAAAATTACAAAAGAAACTGTACGAGGATTTAAACGCACCAAGAGACAAGGTATTGGTGTTACCACCTGATTGTACCTATGATATTGTTAACGATTATGATCGTAATACTATGGTTGTGATAAGAGGGTGCGGAGCGGAGGAAAATAAAATTGAGTAAAAAGAAAGGGAGACCAAAGAAAGAAATCTCTAAAGATTATCGTTTAAATGTACGTTTGTCCATCGGAGATGCCAGTACACTTAAATATGTTAGCGAACAGACTGGAAAAAATGTGTCCGAAATCGTGAGAGATGGTATTAAATCGGAGTACCGAAAACTTATGAAATGGGATTAATTGTACGTACAAAAAATAGTAAAAACGAATTATTGTACGTACAAAAAATCAGAAGTGGTTGATGCAGACCATTGTGTCGAAACGAATTATTGTACGTACAAAAAATCAGCATATTGAATTATTGTACGTACAAAAAATCGGAAATTAGCCCAAAATAGGCTAAAAACGGCTTAAAATGGCTATTTTCATCATGGTACTGTAGTACCAATCTAATTAGCTATCTTATTTATTTAAAAAATTGAATTTTTCGTATAGCTAATATACATTGTACTACAGTACCACCATTTATTGTACGTACAATAAAGAAAGGAGATTCTATGACTGAACAGGAGCTTATTGAATCGTTTGCAGGCAACTTGGATTACATTATGAGATCGGAACATATGAATCAAAGTGAGCTGGCACGAAGGAGTCATTTGAGTAGGGAGTCAATCTGTAAATATTTAAAAGGTCAGCGTATGCCTACGTTGAAGGCACTTATGAATTTAAGCTATGCCTTGAGATGCAACATTGAAGAATTAACTCCGTTTATTCAACTTATCGATTGAGGTGACAGAAATGAGCGAATTAAGAAAACAATGGATTGACGATGAATATCTGTGGCAGGATTTCTTGGACTACTTCAATCCGGACTTTGATGAGATTGCCGATATCAAACAGATGAGTCGTTATGATATTCTGATCACCATGAAAAATGGGGTGCAGTATATTTACGACAATTACCGTCAGACACGAAGACGACTCCCAAATAGTTGGGATGACATGAGTCCTAAAGAATTTCATATGGACGCACATATAAGATTATATTCTATGATGAAGCGGGAAGGTTTCACATATGATGACCTGTCTGAAGAAACGGGCATATCTCCAGGAACTATAAGTAATTATGTGAACGGAGTGACATCCCCAACCCTCGACAGATTATTTCTGATTGCCAAAGCATTAGGCTGCCGGATTGAAGACCTAATCTATATCGAGCATATGTACAGATAACCCATGAGGGCGCTTGTTTTACAAGTGCTCTTTTTTTGGTGCAGAAAGGAGAGATTCTATGGGGGAATTTGACACCAAACGAAATGGTATTCCGGTGAAGATATTAGAAACCGGTGAAGAATTCAATTCTATCAAAGCTTGCGCCGATGCAATTGGCGGCAATGCGTCCTGCGTCAGCAGAGTTGTGAATGGCGGTAAAGGATATTGTACTTGTCATGGGTTCCATATTTCGAAAGTCGGTGAAGAATCTGAGATTCGCACAGATCAGCGAGGACGTCCAGGAATTGGAGTACAGATTATCGAAACCGGAAAAACGTATGGGTCCGTAGAAAAATGTGCTAAAGACATCGGGGGCAGTCCGACGGCCATTAAAGATATTTTGAAACAGCAAAACAATCGAGTGTCGCACAAAGGATATCATTTCAAACGCATAACTTAACCACTGTGTCGAAAAACTCACACGTGAAAATAACATCCCCTTTTATAGGGAGAAGATAATATATCGGCCAAAATCGGTCAATGTATTATCTTTTTATTTTTATGGATATTCAGCTCTATGAAAGGAGAAAGAGTTCATGAAAGAAAATAAGTTTCAGGCAGATTTGAAAAAAGAGCTTAAAGCTATATTTCTTGGTTGCATTGTAACCAAACTGGATTCGAGCGATATTCAGGGTATTCCCGATCTTCTTGTTTTATACAAAGACAAGTGGGCGACTCTGGAAGTTAAGAAAAGTGCTACGGAACCGCATCGTCCGAATCAGGATTACTATGTTGCAAAAATGAACGCCATGTCATTTTCACGATTTATCTACCCAGAAAATAAGGAGGATGTTCTAGATGAACTTCGTGAATCATTCAAAGCTTAGTGGACTTCACGCACCATTCAGCCCAAGTCAGCCAGCATGGTTGAGATATAGTGATGAGAAAGCAATCGCAGTTCGACAGAACAAGAAAGCTGCAGAACTTGGTACACGCTTACATGCATGGGCAAAAGAAACTATTGATATGGGTATTAAACAGCCTCGCTCGAAGAAAACCTTATACGCATATGTAAACGATGCTATCGGTTTTCGCATGAGTACAGAGGTTGTTTTATATTATTCAGACAGATTCTTCGGAACTGCAGATGCGATTTGCTTCCGGAATAATAAGCTCAGAATCCATGATTTGAAGACTGGCGTCGGTCCAGTGCATATGGAACAGCTTGAAGTGTATGCAGCGTTATTCTGTCTTGAATATAAGATCAGACCAGGCGATATCGAGTTTGAACTCTGTATTTACCAGAACGATGAGGTAGTAGTATTCAACCCGACTGCAGAAGATATTCTGCCGATTATGGATAAGATTGTTCATCTCGACAAGATACTTGCAGAATGTGATGCAGAGGAGGCGTAACCGATGAATCCGATAGCAGAAGAAATCGAATCATATTTAGGATCAGCCTCTATGACAGATGAGGAATATCTGGCACATTATGGTATGCCTCGCCGTTCAGGAAGATATCCATGGGGATCGGGACAAGATCCATATCAAAGTTCTCGCGATTTCTTAGGTCGTGTGGAGCAGATGCGAAAATCTGGTTTTACGTATACCGATGAAAACGGTAAAAAATGGACTGGTGATAATGCGATTGCTAAATCACTTGGTTACAATTCTACCGATTTCCGAACAGTGTATGCGATTGCAAAAGACGAGCGTAGATCAGATATGGTTGCCACAGCCAAACGTCTCAGAGACAAAGAAGGAATGAATAATTCTGAGATTGGTCGAAAAATGGGAATCAATGAATCATCTGTTCGATCACTTCTTGATCCAAATTCTGAGTCAAGAATGAAGCAGGCCAGAGATACTGCCAAATTCTTGAAAGAACAGGTTGATAAAAAAGGCATGGTCGATGTTGGTGCCGGTGTGAACAATGATTTGAAGATCACAAAAGAAAAACTGGATCAGGCATTGTTTATATTACAGGCTGAAGGTGACTATGAGGTTTATGGAGGTCGATTCTCACAGGTTACAAATAAAGGTCAGATGACGACTCAAAGAGTTCTTTGTAAACCAGGAACACCGCATAGTGCAATCTACGATTTTGATAATGTCAAGACAGTCACTGATTATATTTCCAGAGATGATGGGAAGACCTATGAAAAGAAATTCACATATCCTGAAAGCTTAGATTCCAAGCGGCTTATGATTCGCTATAAAGAAGATGGCGGTATCGATAGGGATGGAACTGTTGAACTCAGGAGAAATGTACCAGATCTGTCGCTTGGCGAATCCAAATATTCTCAGGTCCGCATCATGGTCGATGGAAAGAAATATATCAAAGGTATGGCAGTCTACAAAGATGATAAAGATTTTCCGCCAGGCGTCGATGTTATATTTAACACCAACAAGTCCAAGAGTGTTCCGAAACTGGAGGTTCTCAAAGATGTGAAACCAGATCCGGACAACCCCTTCGGCTCTCTTATTAAAGATGCCGATCAAGGCGGGCAGTATTGGTATACCGACAAAAATGGTAAGAAGAAGCTCGGCCTTATTAATAAGCGATCCGATGAAGGTGATTGGACCGAATGGAAAGACGCTTTACCATCTCAGTTCTTATCCAAACAGTCAAAAGCCATGGCGGAAAAACAGCTTGGTATCGCTAAAGCAGACAAGCAGGCAGAATATGAAGCTATCATGGCTCTGACCAATCCGACTGTGAAGAAATATTATCTTGATAAATTTGCAAGCAGTTGCGATTCAGCAGCCGTACATCTTAAAGCAGCCGCATTACCGGGTCAGAAATACCATGTTATTCTACCTGTCACATCTCTGAGCGAGAAAGAAGTATATGCTCCTGGATATCCTGATGGAAGTAAACTTGCCCTTGTTCGATATCCTCATGGTGGTACATTTGAGATTCCTATCTGTACAGTCAATAACAAAAACAAAGACGCTGTCAAGATGATTGGTAAGGATTCCATCGACGCGATTGGTATTAACAGTAAAGTTGCTGAACGATTATCTGGTGCTGACTTTGATGGCGACACCGTAATGTGTATTCCTACTCATGATCGTGCTGGAAAAGTTAAGATTGCCAATCGTCCACCTCTTGAAGGACTCGAGGGATTCGATCCTAAGATGAATTATCAAGGTGAGAAGAAAACCGGATCTGATGGTAAAGAACATTGGTATCGAGACGGCAGAGAATACCAGCTCATGAAGAAAACAGACACTGAGATGGGTAAAATCTCTAATCTGATTACCGATATGACTATCATCGGAGCTACTGATGATGAATTAGCTCGTGCTGTAAGACACAGTATGGTCGTTATTGATGCCGAGAAACATCATCTGGATTACAAACAGAGTGAAAAAGACAATAACATTCAGGCACTAAAGCAGAAGTATCAGATCAAGGTCGACGAGAACGGAAAGATCAAATACGGCGGTGCGTCCACCCTTATATCCAGAGCCAAAGGAGAAGTTACTGTTGATAAGCGACAGGGAACTCCTAAACCAAACCTCCCGGGTAAAGAATGGTATGATCCATCCAGACCTGACGGAGCTCTTATCTACAAGAAAGCTGACGATGCTACCTATACCGTCAAGAAAGTGGATAAGAAGACTGGTGAGGTAACGGAGGTAACTAAGAAGCGTACCGATAAGAGTAACCGTATGTCCGAGACCGATGACGCTATGACCTTGGTGTCTAAGTATAGACATCCAATGGAACTTGTGTATGCTGATTACGCTAATAGCATGAAAGCTATGGCCAACAAAGCAAGGGTTGAGTCCAGTAAAGCCGGTAAGATAGCCTACAGTAAGGATGCTAAGAGGAAGTATCAGGAAGAGTACGACAGTCTCACTAAGAAACTGGCGATAGCTGAATCCAATACACCTCGTGAACGTGCAGCCCAGCGTATGGCTAATGCTACCGTTCAGAGAAAGCAGAAAGCTGCTGAAGAAGCTGGTGTTAAGCTCAAACCGAAGGATGTTAAGAAAGCAAGTCAGCAAGCACTCACGAAAGCAAGAGAAGAAGTTGGCTCTGTTTCGAGAAGAGACCGAAACATCGTCATCACTGATAAAGAATGGGATGCTATACAGGCGGGTGCGGTCAGTGAATCCATACTCAAACGTGTTCTCAATAACTGTGATCCGGATTCTTTAAGACAAAGAGCAATGCCGAAAGAAACAAAAGTTCTTAATCAAGCAAAGATTAACAGAATCAAAGCGATGTCTGCATCGTACACAATTCAGCAGATTGCAGAAAAGCTTGGCGTTTCAACCTCAACAGTTTCCAAGTATTTGAAAGGAGCGAATTAGTTAAATGGATGATTTCAGATTAACAACATTTGACAATCCTTACGATCCATTCGAACAGTTCACTCTTTGGTACTTGTTCGATACTGAAAAAGGTTACAACACTTGCGGAAAACTGGATCGTATTTCCAATTATTCTGACGACATGACAGAAAAAGAGGTCAATGATGAACATAATCGCGCGATTGATGAGTTAATATCATTTGATTTCTTGAATATTTACAAAAAAGTTCCGCGAAATTCGAAAGTTGCGCTGGATTTAGGTGCTGCCCCGGTATAATACGATGTCAAAGCATAGGGGGAGGGTCGCTGAAAAAGCACCCCCTCCCTGCATCGCGCCGGTCTTCAAAATTTCTCCGGCGGGATTTTTCCAGAAACAATTTATATTTTTATGCTGCCCTCAGAGGGGTTTATTGAACCACAAAGCCATTTAATCCGCGTGTATTTCTCCTTTCAAGATTTGTACTTCTTTTGAGTTAGTCAACCTCGTACCGATAGGTTCCTTAAACTCCTCTAAAGACAGCATAACATTAATGAAATCTGACGAATAGTCGATAACAATTAAATTCAAGGAGGCGTAAACGATGCCAAAGGTAGCAAAAACTGAACGGCGTCCAATGCTTACGCCGGAAGCAAAAGAAAACCAGATGATATCTCTGGCTATGGATTGCGCTGAAAGACAGATGATGGAAGGTACGGCTTCTTCGCAGGTTATAACTCATTTTTTAAAACTGGGTTCGGGAAAAGAAAGACTCGAGAGAGAAAAACTTGAAGAAGAGAACAAGCTTCTGAGAGCGAAGACAAAAGCGTTGGAAGAGAGTGCTGAATCTAAGGTTATGTATGAAGAAGTTCTTCGAGCTATGCGCGACTACAGCGGAGCAGGTGATCCGGATGAGTATTAAGACGTATTCTGAGTTGATCACATTTCCAACTTTTAAAGAACGATACAAGTACCTTCGGATCGGCGGTGTAGTTGGTCAGGAAACGTTCGGATTCGACAGATATTTGAATCAGCTTTTCTATAAGTCGCCGGAATGGTTGTCGGTAAGAGATCAGGTGATTTTTCGAGACAGTGGGTGCGATCTGGGGATTCCTGGGCGAGAAATCTATAGCAAAATTCTGGTTCATCATATGAATCCGATCACGAAAGAGGATATTCTCAAGCGAAGTGATTTGTTGCTGGACCCGGAATATCTGATTTGCACTGTCAAAAGAACACATGACGCAATTCACTATGGGGATGATTCCATATTATGGAGCGATCCTGTAGAACGATGTAGAAATGATACTTGTCCATGGAAGAAATAAAGAGGAGTAGCTTGATGAATGAAAGTATTCTAATATCGATCAAGGCACAACTGGGTATTCAGGAAGAGTATACAGCTTTTGACCAGCAGCTTATTATGCACATCAATTCGGTGTTTATGGTTTTAAAGCAGCTTGGAGTAGGTCCTGCGGCTGGTTTCACTATTTCAGATAAAACAGCTACATGGAATGATTTTCTCTCATCCGATAAGAACCTCGAAGCAACGAAGTCTTATGTCGGCATGAGAGTGAGAATGCTGTTCGATCCGCCAACAACTTCAATTGTTGCCGAAAGTATGAATCGTATGATCAATGAGTTTGAGTGGCGACTTAACTCGGAAGCGGAAAGTGATAATTAATCTAAAATTCCCTTGAAGAAAACGTCTTGGGATTTGGCGGCAATAGCTGAGGTTCCGACAAAATCAAATCCAGCTCCAACCAAACCGCCAACAAATGGAACCATTTTTCCAAGATTAATTATACCTTTGGTTCCAAATTTTGTTATAAATCGCTGACCAACTTTCTGGTTAATTTTGGTTAAAACTTCCCCAGGGATTTTCTTGATCATGCTTATGGTAAATTTGTTGGTAAATTGAACTCCCGCTTCACGGCAGATTTTTGAAACAGAAGCGCCAGTAAGACATACGTACGCCATAGTTTGAACTTCATCATCGGAAGGATCGTAGCCAGCCAGAACGGCAATAGTTGCGATCATACGAAGTTGTATATACCATACGCTTGCTAAATTAGCAGGAATCGCCACTGGAAGAGTTAATATTCCGCCAAGACTTGTTATAAATCCGGATGTGGAACATTTCATAATTTGCCATTTCGCAAAAGCAGCGGTAGCTTTTTCGGCATCACCGTATTTATTAAGATACTGCTCGGCTATTTCATAACAATTTGGCGTGTTAGGTAAACCATTAAGCGCAGCTTCGTAACATTTATTCAATGCACTCATCACTTGATCTTCGGTTAAAGCGAGTTTTGACATATGTATATCTCTCCTTCCAATACGATGATTGTATTGTAACAAGAGACGAATGTGAATGCAAGACAGTATGATAGAAATGAGGTGATATAAATGGGAGATGTAGAATTTTTAGCCCATCATGGTGTCCTTAACATGAAATGGGGAGTTCGACGATATCAGAACAAAGACGGAAGTCTCACTAGAGCCGGACAGAAAAAAGCTAAAAAAATGAAAGATAAGTATACGAAGCTCACCGGAAAACAGCTGAGAAGGAATCCGACTAAAAAATCGTCCACTCAAAAACCGAAGCAAAAAAGTATCAGCGAAATGTCTGATGAAGAAATTCGTACTAAAATCAACAGAATCAAACTGGAGCAGGAACTTGGGAGTTTGAGTCCTAAGAAAATTTCCCGCGGTAAAGCTTTTATAGATAAAGTAGCAAAAGACATAATCGCTCCAGCTGCAACAGATGTGGCTAAGCAGGTTGTAAATTCAAAACTTGCCGATGCGGCTAACCGTATATTCGGCTTAAGCGGAGATCTGAAAGTCCATACCAACAATAAGAAAAAATAGGAGTAACAACAAATGGCATTATCGAACACCGCCGTACCGAAGTATTATGGCATGTTTCGAGATGCCGTAATCCGGAGAGAAATCTCGGTTTGTGAAACGGTTTCATTGGAAATGAATCGAATCGATCAGCTTATCGATAATCAAAGATATTGGTACGATGATCGGGCAGTTGAAGGATTTATCCACTATTGTGAGAATGAGCTCACTCTAACGGACGGTAGCGATTTATATCTCCTCGACTCTTTCAAGCTATGGGCTGAACAGATTTTTGGATGGTATTACTTCATTGAGCGCAGTGTTTTTGTTCCGTCAGAAACAGGCAGTGGTGGTCACTACGAAATGAGACGGATTAAGAAAAGGTTAACTACCAAGCAGTATTTAATTGTTGCTCGAGGCGCTGCGAAATCAATGTATGCGTCCTGTTTGCAGAATTACGAACTGAACGTCAATACCGCGACAACTCATCAAGTAACAACTGCTCCGACTATGCCTCAGGCCGAAGAGGTTATGTCGCCAATTCGAACCGCCATCACCAGAGCAAGAGGGCCGTTGTATAAGTTTCTCACTGAAGGCTCGCTTCAGAACACGACTGGATCTAAGGCGAATCGTGTTAAACTGGCTTCGACTAAGAAAGGAATTCAGAATTTTTTAACCGGATCACTTTTGGAAGTCAGACCCATGTCCATTGATAAACTGCAGGGATTGCGTGTCAAGATTGCAACTGTTGACGAATGGCTTTCCGGAGATATACGGGAGGACGTCATCGGAGCATTGGAACAGGGTGCCGCAAAAGAGCAGAGTGGAGGTTCAAATGATGATTACCTTATAGTTGCCATCAGCTCAGAAGGAACTGTCCGTAATGGATCTGGCGACACAATCAAAATGGAATTGATGAAGATACTCAAAGGTGAGTATAAAGCTCCGCATACTTCAATCTGGTGGTATAAATTAGACTCCATTGATGAAGTTAACGATCCGGATAAATGGATTAAAGCAAATCCGAATCTCGGAAAGACGGTTACTTATGAAACTTATCAGCTGGATGTAGAACGAGCTGAGAACAACCCCGCAGTCCGCAATGATATTCTTGCCAAACGTTTCGGTATTCCTATGGAGGGATACACATATTACTTCACATATGAAGAAACTCTTCCGCATCGACGAAGAGAGTATTGGCAGATGCCTTGCTCTATGGGTGCGGATTTATCCCAGGGAGATGACTTCTGTTCATTTACATTTTTATTCCCATTATCGAATGGTGCTTTCGGTATAAAAACCCGAAATTACATATCCGAGCTCACTCTGAGCAAACTTCCCACAGCAATGCGAATCAAATACAACGATTTTATGAAAGAGGGCAGTCTTATTGTTATGCCCGGAAATATTCTTGACATGATGCAGGTGTATGAAGATCTTGATAATT